TGGATGCTACATCCAAGAGGCGACCTTACCTGGAAATCACCCCTATCTATGCAGAGATCGGCTCTGCCCTCACCAAGGCACGGTTCCTGGATACGGGAGTGCTTGGGGCCAAGAGATGGGATTTTATACGGAAAGCGCCCCTGACGTGGTCGGCGGCAATGGTCGCGGCTGGTTATGCCATGCCGCTCTTAGGAGATGTTATTGTGCCTATGCTTAAAGAGGAAGGATACTATAATACACAAACGGAACTGCCGTATGCTAGTCTCTACCGCGATGCTCTTGTCCGGCGATAATACCACTATATGTTGTGTGCTTTACACCGTGGTGTAATATATGCGGAGGAAAAGGGGTGATATAATATGGTTATGGCAACTGAGCCACAGGAACCCGATGAGGTTGTAGACATCATAGAACCTGATGTCGCAGAAGAAGAGAGTCCGGTTGACGAACCGGAGGCGCTTGACGCTGCGCCTGGAGGGGGCGCAGAGTTTGCCCCCTCGGCGACCACGGACGGATCAGCAGATAGCGCAGCAGGGCTGCCCCCGTCGCCGGCTGCACCACGGATTGACCAGCAGGCCCTCCAAGAGCTACAGCAACGCAGATCTGCGGAGCAGGAGCGTGCATGGCGGGATCAGGTGGGGCGTCAGGCGCGGGGTTATGAGCAGAAGCTACAGGAAGCTGGGTACATGCCTGAACAGGCACGTGACCAGGCCCGGCGCTATGTGCAGCAGGAGCAGAAGTTTCGGAAGCAGGACGAAGAAGCTGCCACTATGATTGGGCATATCCAAGGTCGTCAGGCAGCAGCGGTCCATTTCATGAAGAAGCATGGGCTGGCAAACAAGCAGATGCTTGATGACCTCATGGCTCTTCAGCAGACGAATAGCCCGGCAGAGATGGAGAAAGAAGCCCAGAGGATGAAAAATGACCGGGCTCTTCGGGCAGAGAATACTAGGTTAAAGCAGGGTCGAGTAGCACCGCAGGCGTTTGACAATAGCCAGGGTGCAGCAGAAGCGTCGTCGAATGACAACCGTCTCCTGGATGCGTACAATAACGGGGACAGGTCGGACGCGGCGATCCGAGCGGCGAGAAGACTAGCGTTAGGATCATAAAGGAGGCCGTAAATGGCACAGACAGCAACGACTGGCAATCTGGAAAACGCCCAGAGAATCATTATCGCGTCGGCGCGATATACAGAGGAGCATAATGCTCCGGCATTGGCGCTTATTGAGCAATTCACTCTGCCCAAGGGCTCCAAGCAGGTCACTGTCCCCAAGGTAGGACAGATGACTATGTCCGACCTGGTAGACGGTCAGGACATCATTGACGAGGAAGACATTGGGATGACCACAGTGGATCTGACTGCATCAGAGGTCGGGGCCAAGGTTATTCTGACGGACAAGCTGGTGCGCCAGGCTGCTGACAACGTGTTCAGCATGATTGGCCGACAGCTTGGCGACGGCATGGCCCGCAAGAAGGACACAGACGTTATAGCTCTGTGGCCTAATCTCAATGGCGGCACAGTGCTTGGAGCAGACGGTCGCGATATGAACACAGCGAATACCCATGCTGTTATCTCTAATGCCAAAGCGGGCAAGTTTGGCAACCAACTGTATCTCATACATCACCCTAACGCAGTCGCAACGCTGTCAAAACAAGCAGCCACGACTGCCGACACAGCCGCTGCTGCTGGGCTAAGTAGTGGCTGGAGTGTAGACCTGCTACAGAATTTCTACAGCGGTCTGCGCCCCATCAATAACGTCCCCATTTTTGAAGATGGGAACATTGACAAGGTATCGAGCGTGGACTCTGGGTACGGAGTTATCGCCGACAAGACTGCTATGGCTGCTCTGACTAGCGTAGACACCAGAACTGAGAGGCAAAGAGATGCGTCACTCAGGGCTACTGAAGTTGTAATGACGGCAGACTACGGTGTTTTCGAGCTGGATGACACCCGTGGTGCAGCGGTACAGTTTGAAATCGGGGACCTTTCGACTTCATAGCCAGGAGTAGATAATGGCAGGAATTACGGAACGGAATAGGCAAAAGAACGAGCTGGCAAGTATCGGTTTCTCTCTTCGTTATATTGATGAGTGGCAGCCGAAGACCACGCTGTATCGACATAAGCCAAGCTACACTGTTAGTGGCGAAGTTGCGGCAGTCGTCGGAACCGCAGTCACAGGCGTACCCGGGAGCCCAGACTATGTGTTGCGTAAGGCCAAGATAGGGCTGTTCCCCTGGATGCCTAACGACTCATGCACTTGTAGATGGTGTGCACAGAGGGACCCTGTTCCACAACCCGTAGCACAGCCTGCGGAGCAGGTGGCAGAGAAGGTAGTGGAAGAGGATATATCCCCTAGAAGAGGGAGAAGGCGAACAGGGCCTTGGTTTCAGCAAAGCTAGGTGTAAAGAAGGCCGTGCCTAGCGCACAAATTTATAACGGCATTCGCAGGACATAGAGCCTGCCATATAAGGAGGATTGCAATGGCATTTCCAACGACAGTTTATTTGAGTTATGGGATGGAGAAGGTAGAGACTTCTGAGCAAAAGCAGAAGCTCGGCACTAGGGCGGAAACCCCTGACGGCAGGGTGTTCTACTATGCCAAGAACAGTTCGTCGGCAATTACGCCCGCGGGAAAGATCGTAGACGGGGTAGCAGCAGTGGCGGCCCAGGATATGGACCTTGCTGCCACAGCAGCGCATTCGGCAGGAGACACGACTATCAGCATTGAAGTCCCGACTACTGACCTTACAAAAGACCAGTACAAGGACGGATACCTAATATGCAATGATGGCCCAGGGCAGGGAGAGGTTTACAGGATCAAGTCTCATCCAGCCCATGATGCGTCTGCGGACAACACAGTCATCATAACCATTGATGAGCCAGACGGCATTAGAACCGCACTGACCACATCATCTCTCTTTGGGCTTGCAGCCAACCCGTACACCGATGTCAAGATCATTGACGGGGACGGCACTATGACGACAGGGCCTCTGGGGGTGAACCCGATCCCCGTCACGGCTTCTTACTACTTCTGGCTACAGACATCTGGCATTTCTTCTGTCTTGTCAGGAGCAGCGGTTGCTGTTGTTGGTGATGCTATTGGCGTAAGCCAGGCATCAGGTGAGTCAGGTGCATTTGACTTGTGGGACGCTTCTTCTGAAGAGGACACACGGCCTATCGGTCATGCAATGAACATCCCATCCGTTGACACTGACAACCAGATCGTGATGTTGGCTATCCGCAACTAGGATAGGAAAGCTATGATACAGGAATTATGGACTCCGGCGGGGGCTGCCTATAACGGTATAGTCCCCGTCGGACGGAATGCGGAAACAGGTAGTCAAGTCGTATCTCACCAGATACGGGTGGAGGCTAAGGATCTCTTTGGGAAGGTGCATAAGCAGATCATCCGAGTGCTTGCTGACGATGAGACCTCCCAGTCAGAGATTGAGGAAATGATGGGCCATGCTACGGAGAACTTCGTGGCTGAGGTGCGTGAGAAGTATACCAAGCGGCCTCCCACAGAGGATGAACGTAAGCAGATAGGCAAAGCCCTAAATGATTTCCTGACACACAGAACAAAACGCCAGGAAAGTACATCTAACAGGGTATACTTCAAAGGAATAGGAAATGGAACAACAAGTAGATATACCGCTAAGCGTCACGGCTGAAGACTTCCAGGCTGTCATGCGGTCTAACCCTATGGTGGCTGTGCAGGTCCAGAACCAAGCGCTGATGCGTAAGATCAGAGAACAGGACCTCGAAGTGACTAGGTTGACTGCGGAGCTGGAGCAGGCACAGAACGGTAAGTCTAAGAAGGAGGGATAGCCATGCCAAGAGTTGGCGGAAAGAAATTCCCTTACTCGGCGGCAGGGACTGCCGCTGCCAAGCGTTATTCTAAACAGACAGGCAAAAAGATGACCCAGAAGAAAAAGAAAAAGGGAGGGTACTAAATCATGGTGATGCCACCTGGCGGAATGAGACCCCCCGGGCCACCTCCTGGGCCACCTCCTGGGCCACCTCCTGGCCCTGGTGGGCCTGGCGGGCCGGGAGCAGACCCTATTTTTGCAGCGGCCCTTAAAATAGTCATGCCTACCCTCCAAGGCATTATGGCGACCCTCACCCCACAGGAGGCTCAACGAGTCTTGGCCGGCGGGCCAGGCCCGGGTGGGCCAGGCCCTGGTGGGGCAGGCCCGATGCGGCGTCCAATGCGAGGACCAGGGCCTATGCCAGGGCGTACAGCGCCCGGCGGGCCACCGAGGCCAGTACGGGGAGCAGCGCCTAGATCAGCGCCTCCTGTGCGTACTCCAGCAAGGCGGGTTGCTACAAGGGCACCAGTTCGTCGGCGCTAAATTGATATTTATGAGGGACGGCAATGCCAGCAATACAGGGGCGAACTCGTGAGCAACTGAGGCAGCACATAGGCTATGCCCTCGGAGGGCTTTATGTGTCTGCTGCCTCAAGTAGTGGCAGCACCACAACGCTACTGGATAATACCCTTGTCCTTGGTGGTGCAGATACTAAGATAGGCAAGTGGATACGCTTCACCAGCGGCTCCAATGACACGCTAACTCGCCGTGTTACTGACTCGGCTATTTCAAGTAACGTCACCACGCTTACGTTTATGCCTGCTGCTACGGCATCTACGGCCTCAGAGTCGTATGAACTCTGGGATGATACCTATAGCCCCGATGTTGTGGATGACTTCATCAACCAGGCCATACTTGCGGCGACTGGCTGGGTCTATGACCCGATAGAGAACATTGCGCTGCACGGAGACGGGCATCAGACACGGTTTGATATCCCGTCCAACATCTCCATGATTGCCAAGCTGGAGTACCGCCACAAGGTGAGTAGCACACGCATCCATGCGGCGGCGGCGACCTTCGACGAGGCGACTGACGGTGACTTCACCCAGTCCCTGGACACGAAGGATCGGAAACAGGGTACGCAATCCCTGAAGATGGTCATAGCCTCTGGTGCCTCGGCTGGTGACTTTGTGACAGACAGCATTACCAGTAAGGACATCTCGGCGTACGACACCATAGAGATGTGGGTAAAGAGTACGGTTGCTACCAGTGCGGGGAACCTGAAACTGCTCCTTGATGATACTGCCTCTTGTGCAAGCCCTCTGGAAACACTCAGTATCCCTGCCCTATCAGCAGATACCTGGACATTCGTTAGGATGTCCCTCGCAAACCCTGAGACAGACACGGCAATTATCTCCGTGGGTCTGGAGTATGACTCCGATATCGGGGCCGTTACGGTGTGGCTAGATGACATCATGGCGGTGGAGAATGACACAGCCGAGTGGGAGACATTGGACCGGCGCTACTGGAAGATAGATAAAGAGGCCCGTGATCTGATCCTTGTCAGGGATGGGCAGTGTGTTGTTGGTTATTCCCTAATCAAGATCACTGGAGGCGACAAGCCGGCCTTACTTACATCAGATAGCACAACCACTGAGATTGACGAGGACTATATCATCGCCAGCACGGTAAACCTGGCGTTGTTATCGTCATCGGGAGGGCCTGCCACTGACCCTGACGCCAAGAGGCAACTTAGTGCCTACTGGGCGCAGCAAGCTGAGAGAGCCCGCAGGTCATTTCCGATGCTTGTTAATGCCAGGTCGGTTGACTGATGGCTAATTCCGTTGTTGAGCAGAATGAGATCTTTCTCAACGGAGTGTACTACCCCACTACTCGCCCCGTTCGTTCTACCTTGGCGTCCATTTACCCGGCCAAGGTAGTTATTGGGGACACCACAAAAGACTCTAACCTACGTTCGTCTATCATAGCTTGGTCCGACTGGCGTGGCGGCATTGGTGTCAACCGAATGGAGGGGGCCGGAGAGGCCAACCGGGCATGGTATAGCACCTGCCAACTGCGGTATAAGAATCACCTCGTCCTTCCTGGATTAGCCACTGAGTCCACCAGCCCGTCACACGGCCTCACGGACGCCACGATCGGGGCCATCAATACGCTTTCTAATGAGGTCTATGCCTTCTGGAACGGATCGGTATCGGAGAGCCCCAAGCTCTATAAGTACAACAATACTGGTGATGAGTGGACCGCAGAAACCCAGAGTGCCCTTGACCAAGTGACTGATAGCGTGGTGTTCACCAACGCAATCGGTGTAACCTATCTCGTTTTTGCCCACTACGATAGCAACGGTAGTGGCTATACCCATAAGTCAGACTACACAACCACATTAGACGGTGCCCTCAACTCCAGTGCTACCTCAGTACCCGTAGCGGATGCCAGTAGACTTGTTGCTGGGGAGATGATTAAAGTTGATAGTGAGCATATGTTAATAGGGTCCATATCAAGTAATACGCTAACGGTAACAAGGGCAAGAAACAGCACAACTGGAGCATCCCACCTTGATGCCGCTGCCGTATCAGTTGAGTGGACAACAGATACCACAGACACGAAGTATGTGACTGTCTGGGATGAAAGACTCTGGGGCATATCCCATACAGGACAGCTCTGGTATGCCACTGTGATTGGTACTGAAGTGAATGATGCTGTTCTGCCCCTGCCTGACGGGTCTATCACGAAGCTATTCGTGGCCCGCAATGCTGCCGGGGTACCTATCATCTATGCCGCTACCACAGAGGG